GGCTCGGGGGTGATTTCCATCGCTCTATGCAGGAAGGCGCCCGCCGGCTCAACACTAGTATCCGACAAAACCAGGTAGCATTAAACAGGATGGGGGCTGAAATGACCGCCGTCCGGGCAAATGCGGGGCGGCTGGTTAGCGTTTTCGCAGGGGGTTTTGCGGTAAGCTCAGTCATTGATGCGGCAGACAACTGGGGACAATACGCCGCCCGGATGAAAGCGGCGGTGACATCTGTCGAAGGTTCGGCAGATCAGTACGACGGTATCACTGCGCGACTATTAGAAATCAGTAATCGTAACGCGAAACGTATTGAAGACTCGCAAGAACTCTATATTACGTCTGCGAAATCGATGCAAGAATTGGGCTACGCTACTAATGAGACCGTTGATTTTATTGAATCAATGTCGAGTGCGTTTACAGCCAATGCAACGAGTAGCGATAAGGTTCAAAGTAGTATCAATGCGTTAAATAAGGCGATGGTGACGGGTAAAATCAGCGCCCTAAATTGGAACACGATTGCGTCAGCGACGCCAGGGGTTGTATCGAACATTGCGGCAGCGATGGGAAAAACGGAGTCAGAAGTTAAAGCGCTTGGCGCGGCCGGTAAAATCTCAATGCAGGTCTTTGCCGACGCGGTTATCAAAGCGAAGGATGCCAACAACGCGCTAGCGGATGCGATGGACAATACGGTACGTGATGGGTTTGTTAAGGTGGCAAACAGTGCCAAGGCCTATATTGGTTCACTGAACGATTCAGCCGGCGTAACCCGGACACTGGCGGCGGCGTTATCGGGGATTGCGGAGAATTTCGATATCGTTGCAAAAGCGGGTGGCGCGTTGCTTTTGGTGGGTGTATCGCGATATTTCGGTAATCTGTCATTGAATGTCGCCCGTGCGACGCGTGAACAGTTAAGCAATTACAAAGCAACGATTGTACACGCAGTGGCGCAACGCGATGCGGCACAGGCAGCCCTCTACCTGGCGCAGGCTGAAACCCGGCAGGCACAAGCGGCAGCACAATACGCACAAGGCGCTAGTGCACAACGCAAGGCCCATTTAGCCGTTGCCGTGGCTAAGCAAAAAGAGACCGCCGCCACCAAAGCGCTGGCAGCAGCGCAAAAGCAATACAACGCAATCGCGACAGCAGGTGGTACGGTCGTCCGTGCGCTGAAAGGGGCCTTAAGCTTGCTTGGCGGGCCTATGGGTGCGGCGATGTTAGCGGGTTCTGCTTTGTATTATTTTAGTCAAAAAGCGGAAAATGCGAGACAGGAAGCGTTAGCGTTTGGGGAAACATTACCCCAACTCACGGAACGCATGGGGGAAATGAATAAGGTTCAAGCCACAGCCGAACGGGGGAAATTGGGCGAGTTTATCGCTGCGCAAAACGAGAAGATACACAGTCTCGTTAAGAACGTAGCTAACGCCGAAAAAGAGGTTAAAAAACTAGCGAAGTTATTTAACTCAAAAGGTGAGTATACGGGACACGGTGGGGAACACTTGGCTCAAGCCGCTGCGCACGGCTTAACTAAAGCGCGGAATACGTTAGTAATAGCAACGGGAAATCTTCACGATGAACAAAATAAGCTCAATGATGCTTATAAGATAGGTCTTAATTTATTAGTTAAGAACATACCGTTCGCGGAGCGGTTCACTGATGTAGTAAAAAAAGCAGCAGGCGTTAATATCCCGCCAAGTTCTGCGCTATCCCCGGAAGCGCAACAGCAGATACAAAAGGCACTTGAAAGCACATCGTTACAACTGGACGTAGCGACGTTGCAATCCGCTGGGTTGTCTCGTGAAGCGTCTATACTATCGGGGTTACAACAAGCGGCGGGGGCGGCTGCGCTTGAACATCGCGACGATTTAATCGCGTTGGCCCAGGGGCAAATATTATCGGGCAACATGAGCGAAGAACTGGCCGCCAAGCTTCGGGAAGTCGCCGAGGCGTTAGGCCAGCTTTACGATAAAAACCAGAGTAAGTCAAAAAGTGGCGGGGTAAACGCAGCGAAGCAAACCGCCCAGGCGTACGAGCGACAAGTCGAACAGCTCAAGCAACAAATCACACTATTCGGGCAAACGTCAGAGTTATCAAAGCTTCAGTATCAACTTACAAACGGTGAGCTTAAGACGCTCAGCGCTAAGCAAAAATTGACGCTTGAAAACTACACGATTGAACTTGAGCAACTTAACGCGAAGCAAGCGTATAAAGACCTCATGTCCGGGCTGTTAACGGACGAAGAAAAGCTCATTGAAACAATGCGTGGGCGGTTGACAATACTCGATGCGGCTAACCTCAGCGCTGACGAATATAGTAATGCGCTGTCGCGGGTGATGAAATCGGGCTTCGAGAAGCCCCCAGAGCAAAGCGGAATGCAGTACGAAGTTGGCGGCGCTTTCGGCGAGCTCGGTAAAATCGCAGAGCAGGAAGAAAAACTCAATGAGTGGCACGCGCGTCAACTTGAGGTACTGAATACTTTTAGGGAAGAACGCGCGGACTTAGCGGAAGAATGGGACGCGAAAGAGCAGGACTTACAAAAGAAGCATTTGTCTGCGCTCGAACAGCTCAACCGCGCTAAAGCCCAAACTATGTTAACCGGTACGGCGGATATGTTCGGCAGCATGGCCGATCTGGCGAAGACGTTCGCGGGCGAACAAAGTGGCATCTATAAAGCGATGTTTGCCGTGTCGAAAGGCTTCTCTATCGCTAACGCGACGCTGTCGATGATGGACGCGATAGCGAAAGCGAATGCCGTCGGCTTCCCGGCGAATATCCCGCTCATAGCTCAGGCCGCCGCACAGGGTGCCAGCATTATATCAACAATCCAGGGGACGCAATTATCAGGCATGGCTCACGACGGGATCGACTCGGTACCGCGTGAGGGTACTTGGTTACTCGATAAGGGTGAGCGCGTTGTTGATAGCCGAACCAATGAAGACTTAAAAAGCTTCTTAAAGCGGCAAGACACACCCAGCGCGACGGGCGGCGTTGGCGCAATCACATTTAATCAAGTTAATCATATCAACATAACATCGAACAGTGAGTCGGGCATCGATCAGCAAGCCGCGGACGCGATCACGCAAATGATCAAGGCGCAGACTTACGAAATTCTACAAGACCAAACCCGCCCTGGCGGGATGCTCTCACAATAAAGGATACGCATGTCAACTTTAGAGTCTTTCATCTGGGACCCACGCCCCGGGATGACTATCGAACATAAACCCGAAGTAACCGTCGTCAAGTTTGGCGACGGGTACGAACAACGACGGGCTAAGGGGCTGAATAGTCTACTTAAAAAATACAGCGTGACGTTTCGGCTAACACATGAAAACGGGCGACGTATCGAAGACTTCTTCGTGCGCCACGGCGCAGTTAAAGCATTTTTATTTCGGTGCCCGTTCAAACACAAACTAGTTAAAACAGTATGCCGGAGCTGGACGTCGAACGTACAGAATACCGTCGTTGACGTAACCGCGGTTTTTGAAGAGGTCGTCGCATGAGAGAGATATCGCCCGATATGCGGATTGCTGCCGCGAATATCACGCCGCCGGTTGAACTCAATTTGTTTGATATTGACTTGACAGATATTGGCGGCGACGTATTGCGCTTCTACAGCGGGCTAAACGGTAATTTTAAACCGGTGGTCTGGCAAGGTAATACATACACACCCTATCCGTTTCAAGCGTCGGGCTTTGATATTAAAAGCAACGGTACAAGTAACCGGCCGAAATTAACGTTCGCGAATATTGATGGGTTTATATCAAGTATCAATAAACAGTACGACAACGCAACAGGTGCGATTGTTACCCGCCGCCGGGTGTTCGATATTCATCTTGATGAGGTGAATTTTGAGCAGGGCAACCCACAGGCCGACCCGACTAAAGAGGCGGTGAGCAAATATATCATCGAATTGAAGTCGGACGAAGACCCGGACTTCGTTACCTACACGCTGGCCATCCCCGCGGAAACAGACGGCGCGCTTATTCCGGCGCGTACGATCCAGGCGAATATGTGCTCCTGGATTTATCGTTCTGCCGACTGCGGATATAGCGGCCCTGCGGTAGCGGATGAAAAAGACCAGCCAACAAACGATTTGTCATGCGATCGTTGCTCTAAAAAGCTGAGCGGGTGCCAGTTGCGCCACCTCTACCCGCAGCCGTTGCCCTTCGGCGGCTTTCCGGGTGCTGACAAAATGGGGTGATTATGCAAAACGACATTATAGCGCACGTCGAAAGCGAAGGCGCGTGCGAAGCCTGTGGCGTTGTTATCAACGATAACGTGTATATGCCTTGCCGTAACATCGCCGCCGACCCGCTTAACTTCTTCGACATTCATCCCGACGATTATATCGACGCAGAACGACGCGGCGAGATAACCGCGATTGTGCATAGTCACCCCGGCGGACTGCCACACCTGAGCACAGGCGATCGACGGGCGCAACTTGAAACCGGGCTCGACTGGTGGGTCGTCTGCGACGGCGCTATCCACAAATACCGACCCGTCTCGCCGTTGTTGGGGCGACAGTTCGAGCACGGAGTATTTGACTGCTATACGCTCTTTCGCGATGCGTATCACTTAGCGGGTGTTGATTTGGATGACTTCGGACGTTGGCCGGATTGGTGGGAAAGCGGGCGCGAGCTTTATCTCGAAAACATGTACGCACAAGGCTTTTATCAAGTTGACGAGCCACAAGCGGGCGACATGATTTTAATTTGTCTCGGTAGCGCCCGT